TCAGAAAAAGCAATCGCAACAGCTTGCTTACGACTTTTAACCACAGGACCATTTTTACTTCCGGAGTGAAGCTTTCCGGCTTTAAACTCCTTCATGACCTTCTCAACCTTACCAGGCATCTTCTTACGGACCGTGCCGCCTTTCTTGTAGACGCCACGACCCCTAAGAATATCTGCCTTGGTTACTTGACCGTCGCCGGTAAGATCTGGAAACTTGGACACTTTAGCCTCATCTAAATCTTGCAGTTTTTTGGGCGATGCCCTTAGGCTGCTTTACAAACTGTTTTCCCTTGGCTTTGCCTTCACGCTTGGCCTTGGTGGTTGCTGCATATTCCGCAGAAGATAAAGACCTAATCGCTGCCTCAGGCAAATAACGCTCCCCCGTCTTTGACGAGGGCTTACCGGACTTTGTGCGCCATTTCTGCGCTGACCAGTTTTTAAGCGATTGCTGAGGCGCTTTCATCAGTCTTTGTACCCTCCGCCCTTGGCCTTGTACTGTTTAGCTAAAAGTTGAGCTTTGCGAGCAGACCATTGACCGGCACCAGTTCCCTGAACCGCCGATGCTTTGATCTTGTTGAACAAAGCCTTCCTCATGCTTGGCTTGGTGTAGTTGCCAGAGGTGTTAACTTTGCTTTTTGTGGCGGGTTTGCTAACCATTACTTTTTACCTTTTTTACCCATAGCAATCATGATCGCAATACCAACCTTTGGTTTTTTTGCATGGCCGCCATGCTTCATTGACGGCACCATCAAAGGCGCAGCTTTCATGCCCGACATAGCCTTCATAGCCTTCATAGCCTTCATGCCCGGCATAGTTTTACGAGACTTGTTTTTAGAAATGGTTCTAGAAATACTTGATTTACGCACGAAACTTCTCCTTAATTTTGCTGATGCCGCGTTGAACAGTTTTCGTCTCGTAGATACGAATACCCGTCCATAAAATTGTAAACAAAGCAGCAACAGAGGGAAGAATGTCCATCAACGCACCTATAACTGTAGTGATTGAAACCAGGTCAAGAACCTGTTTAACACTTTCATCTATATTTAACATCAGCATCTCCACCGTTTTCTAGCCTGACGAAGGCGACTGTTCGGGTCTTTTGCAGCCTCGGGAAACATTTTCATCTGTCCAGAAGAACGAGCACAGAATGATTTACGGCGTTTTGCTCTCTCGCCAGACGGTTTTGATTCAGTTACTGCTGTTTTTAACTTTGAGCCAGGATTTGCACGACGATAAGCCTTTACGCCTTTTTCTGTCATCCCCGCGCCCTTTTTAGTGGCGCGGAAATTTCCAGACTTAACAGAGGTTTTGATGCCCATATCTTTAGCCATCACGCAGCCCTCAAGCTCTACGTCTTTTAACCATAGTTCTTTGTCATCTCAAGGATGACGGTATATCTATCGCCGACACTGGCACCCACAGTGGTAAACAACACGTCACCCGTCTTGCCGCTGCCCGCGTTGTTTGGCAACCCGCCAAAATTATCAAGATTAAGCGAAACAAATTTGTCGGAACCAATAGTAAAACAAACGACATCCGTCGTTGCGTCCCAAAGAATATCAATGCCCATGCCCACAGTTACGGCATTGAGTCTTACAATATTAACACTCGTGCAAGGTTTTCCCTGACTGGCCGTTAAAGCAGAAACATCTACCTTAATAACAGCAGACTCTCCGCTGCCATCTGATATATTTGTAAATTTCATAACAGCTGTGTGTGAGCCGTCAAAAATTACTTGTGAAGCTACAGCATCCGCCATGCGATTCTCCTACAAACAGGTTGTGTGAGCGATGCGTTGATCGCATCGCCCTTAACCACACTAAGCGGTGTATGTACCATGCTGGATGTAGTTCACTACAAGCGTACCGGCGCCAGCGCCGGTGTTGGTTGAGGTGATACGAATCTTAACGTCAGATGCGCCAACATTAATCCAGTTAGAGACACGGGTTGCATCCGCTCCAGGGGTTGCTCCAACGATACCAAGTGTACCACCGGCAACTGCGCCAGCAGCCGTAAAGGCTGTCGCCGAGATTGTTGATCCAACACCTAATGTAGAAGCCGCACCGTCCCAGATTGTTGTGACAAACACTTGAATGCTTGTAATTGTAGAGCCAGCGGGAATCACAATGTTAGTGGTATACACGCCAGCCGAGCCGCCGTTGGTAGCTTGCGTAATCGCTTCTTTTTGAGAAAGAACAACCTCACCAATATTGGCAACATCTGTGCCAAGTGTAGTGCCGGTTGTGAACTTGATTAGGCCCGAGCGTATAGGACCAGAGAAAGTTGATGTACCCATTAAGGTCTCCTGTCGTTGGGTTTGTCAGCCTTGACGGCTGTCAGGAACTGAAAAACTGTATAGTAAAAAGGGGGCTGACACAAGTCCAGCCCCCGTCAACTACAACACGATTAGTGCAAATCACGCACCTTGCGAGCCGTAAATACCACGCGGATCAGACCACCCGAACGAATAACGCTCGCGGGCCTTGTAGCGCACGTTGCCTGTATCAAAGTCACCTTCAAGAGCCGTCTTAAGCGGTGAACGGACAAAGTGTTTCAAGCCGTTCGGAGAATCCGTCTTTAAGAAAAACGCATCAGGATCAGTCAAGAAATGATTAATCACAAAACCGTCAGGCAAATAGCTGCCAGACCGTATCGCATTCGTATCATTATCTGAGGTTCCTGTGCGTAACTCCGACCTCAAAAGACGCTGAGCCGTGAACTGAAGCTGGGGAGGGATAATAAGCTTCATGCCACGAAGAGCGGTTTTAAGACCACGTTCGTCGATAAAGAGCGAAATATCAATGAGCGCCTGTTCAAGAGACGTTTCATTGAGGTCCGCCTGCGTCGAGAGCGTGTTCGAGAAGTTACCACCCATTGCAGTCGGATGCGCCGAATTGATAAGCGACACTCCATCCCCGCCCGGATAGGACGAAGAGAAGGCGTTGTTCAATACTGAAGCAGCCTTGACTTGCTTGGTGTTCGACATTGAACGAGCTAGAGCCCGGGTATAACGAGCCGAAAGCTTGTCATAGAGATTGTCTTCCACAGCCTCTTCCGTGATGGCGAATGCAAGAGCAATCGTCTCATGGGTGTAGCGGGCCGTAAAAGATTCGCCTGCCTGATCATAGGAGACGGCAGCGCCTTCACCTTTCACAGGGGCTTGTTGAAAGCCATAAAGCATGACTTCTTCTTCAAACGCACGATCTGAAGTCTCTGTGTCAAAGATCTCAGTGTGCTCGTCGTCGTAACGATCATACTCCAAACCAAAGAGTGCATTGAGGCCGGGCTCAAGTTCTTTGAGGAGTTGTGAACGGGTAATTGCCATTGTTCATTACTCCTTAGACGCCAGCGCCGGCGCCATTGGCACCATAGCGATAGAAATGATTGTTAAGTTGAACCATAGCAATACGACCGGCAACCGTCGGATCCGAGTCGTTTGGGGTGTCCAGAAAACCCAAGATGCGAAGGTTAAGAGTATTGGTCGTATTTACTGTCGAAACCGCAAGTTCTGCTGAAGACAAACCAGTACTGGAAGAACCAGAGGTTGCTGTTCCAAAATTTGCGTTAGCATGAATAATTGAATCTGCTGCTGCCGCGTCGCAATTAATAACAAAAACGGCATCAGGGTCAGAGACGATCATTGCTGTTGCGGGCGTGCTAGCCTTAACAGCAGCGGTGCCGGGCCAGAACGGAGACCAACGAGGTTTACCCTCAAGATCAACGTAGTTACAACCCATAAAAACGCCTAGAAGCGGTACGGTTCCTCCACTGGCGCTGCCGACAATGTTGATCAAACCGTTAGCAAGCGGAATCACAGGGGAGCCCTGATAGACTACGCTTGATGTGCCAGCCGTCGAAGCCGTTTGAATACTGTAAACGACATCTCCGGACGAGTTTACTGCGCTTCCAAGCATACGAAGCGGCTTTAGGCCGAACGCGGCATCTGTATTTGCCATTGCTTAGATCCTTTGTTCAGGAGGTTTTAAGGCCTCCAAACGTGACACGGGACTGCCGATTGGGTTTTTCAATCGGCATTTTTGAGTTGCTCTCTTGCATCAGGTCGCTATCAACCGCAGTCATCTGATCACCAGCCATTTTGCGGTAATAGGCGTTACGCTGGTTAGCAAGTTCTTGTGGAATACGGGCCAGGGCCAAGCCTCCCACAGCAATCACTCCGGCATGTTTGCCGTCTTGAATGCTTGGAAGATCGTCTCGTTGGGGGTATTCCTCTGCGCGAACTAATTCAAAGCCTTCGCGAAGGCGAGCGGACATATTTTTCCGGTCATCGAAACCTTGGTTCTCAAAACGAATCCAACGGTGAACAAAGCCCTCCGGAGGAGGTGGTGCGTCTAAAGTAGACGGGGGGCGCCAGACTTTTGGTCTAACGGATTTTTCGCGGATACCTGAGGCGCGTTCAGTGCGAGTCATTGTGCTCTCTCCTGTACAAGCTTCAGCTGCCGTTTGTAGTCATCATAACTAACTCCCAACCGTTTGGCAATCGTCTTCTGCGTCTCTGTCAATTCAACATCTCCAGAAGAGCGCTTTACCTGGGTTGGACGCCCTGAAGCTACCGGGTTACTAGGTTTTTTACTTGAGGGTGTATTAAACCTGTGAGGAAACTCTTGGCGAATACGCTTATCCAACTCAAGATAATAGTCATCGTCATCGCCTGTATAGCCTTCTCGCACGAGGTCCTTGTGAATGTTCATGGCCTCTTCGGTCATAGCTCTGTTTTTACCGAACCATGTATTTTTTTCGCCCCACTCCTGAGCTTTTGGATCAGGCGTCGCCTGTCTCAACTGCACGGGGGGCTGTGCGGGCGCTTCAACTGCCTGTTGCCGATACGCTCGATAGTTTCTCAAACGCTCACGTTCTGAAGCTACCCGAACCAGGTTACTCTGAACATCTACTTGTTTGTCCACATCGCCGCTGTCCACGGCAAACTTAAGTTGATCGCGAAAAAGCTGCTCTTGAGTCGAGAGACGTGTTTCAGCCTCGGCCTCAAAACTGTCATTTAGAGTCGTCTCGCGTTTTCGGATCTCGTCCAGTTGCATCTTGACCGCTTTTGCATAGTCAAGGGCTTCCTGTTCACGTCGCTGTGCTTCTCTGGCTTTATAGGTAAGTTTATTAATTCGACGCCTGACAGTCTCGCTAACCCGGTCAAGTTCATCGTCCTCTTCCGCAGCTTTTTTAGGCTCCCCTACCTGATCTTCTTCATTATCGGAGGCCTCTAGGGAAACAGGCTTAACCTGTTTCTCAGAGGTGTCTTCGGACTCCTGTTCCTCAACGATCTCTTTGTCCTTGTCTTCTTCCTCAAGCATGAATCGCTCCATGTTGCGCTTAGACGTGCAAGACGTCAGCGGGGTCTACAATAGTTGCAATTACCTCGTCATCGTTAATGATTCGGACTTCTCCACCGTCAATACGAAACCGTGCTCCAGCATAACGCCCAATCATTACCCAATCACCCTTTTTACACCAAGGACCAGTAGAGAATTTTTGTTCGTCATTATAAGCATCCGGCCCAACGGCTAAAACATATCCCACCACAGTGGTCAAAGCGTTACGCTCAACAGTTTCATCCGCATAAAGAACGCCGCCCCGAGACTGTTTGGGGCCACGATAGGGAAGAATAAGGACACGCCAGCCCGTAGGTTTAGGCAGCCGCTCCAGAACACTTGTAGGTATTTTTGTGGGGTCCAAGGAACGCTCGACCTCTGGAACATAGGCATCGGCAACAGTAGGTTCTGTTGGTTCTTGGGTCGGAGGCATTGATGGTTTTATGGCCTCAGCGTTCTTTATCGCGTATTCCGGTAAAATCAGACCAGTCATCTTCATCACTACTTTTCTTCAGCAGAGAGACTATATGCTCCTCTACCAACACAAACGCCTCGTACTGAAAGCGAAGCTTCTGATAGGTAGCGAAGTCCGGAACAGCTCCCTCTGTTATCTGTTCCGTTAAAATCGCGGTCCTCTCGCGTAGGAATTTAAGAATACTCTCAGCTAAATGAAGACCGTCCACTAATTATCCCTTATTTGAAAGCATCCCCGTGCTTATGAGCAGAACCAAAGTAATACGACAGCACCAGCATCAATGCCCCATCTAAGGTACCAAGAACCCGTGCAATAAGTTCCCGCATAGAACTTTCAATAACATTATGCAACAAAAACCACTGGACTGTTCCCCAAGCAACTACAACAACAACCGCAAGGACACGCGGTGTGAGATCGTGCGTTAAAATTGCATATTTGCGCGCGCTATCCCTATCAGAAACTGCAATACGTTGTAAATCTATGTCCAAAGACTTCATCTGGACCTTAAAATCCGCGTCAATCTTCTTGAGCGCAGAAAGCTGATCCGCTGTCGGATTGGCAAGAGCCGTTTTTATTTCGTCCTCGGTTGCTCCGTCATGACCAAATAAAGCACCCGAAAGAGCTTTGACCGCTATGCCTGCGACGGGACTACAC